TCAATAAAGAGTTTGTAGAATTATTGCAACAATTGAGATTTTAAAATAAAACATAATGGCAAATAGATATACATACGCAACTATACAAGTAGAACCATCTACTAAACGAAAATATTTAGGTAGTATTATTTATCCAAAAATAAAACCTACGGATAATGATTTATACGTAATTTCCGAAGCAACTGATAGATTGGATTTGATGGCACATAAATATTATGGCGATAGAGCGTTATGGTGGATTATTGCAGTAGCAAATAACATCAATGATGCTTCATTCTACGTAACCGAAGGATTACAACTTAGAATACCATCCAATATATCTCAAATTTTAAATGATTTACAAAATATAAATAAATAAGTTATGCCATTTCCATTCATAGGACCGTTTCAGTATTGGGTTAGAACTAAATTAAAAAATAGGGAAGAAAATTCATACGAATCACACAAGTTATCACCGTTTATCATCCTGTCATCGGGAGCAATCGTTACGAATGATACTTCCAAACCGATTGAACAAGTTATAAAAAACCCGTCTTCACAAAATTCATTCTTCGGATGTGTAATTTCAAATCAAAGTGAATTTTCAAAATTATACCAAACGGCAGAGACCACATTGGGATACGATTTAAATGGAAAACCAATCATAATATCGACTGAAGTTGGTAGGAAAATATCTACACCAATAATACAATCTGTCGAAATTGATACAGATGGTGGAAATAATACATTGAAAATTGCCCAAATAAAAATTAAATGTTTTTCTTTGAAGCAGTTAGAAATGTTCGATTTGTTTTTTCTTCGTCCATCAATGAATGTAGTGTTAGAATATGGTTGGAATGCCGATATCATTAAACGCAAAATAGATATAGATACTAGACTATTTGCAAACATGAATCATAAGGATTACGTAGCGAAATTTTCACAAATAGTTCAAGACTTTAGAGCATCAAGAGTTAATTATTTAAGTACACTGAGAGATACCGATGGTGATTATGATTATATGGCAGGCATAGTAACTAACTTTACATATGCCCCCGCCGAAGATGGCACATATGATATAGATTTACAATTATCAGCAGGAAATGAATTACAATTGTGGATGCAAATAAAGCAATCAAATACAAAATCGACCGTTCCAAAACAATCCAATGTACCCGCAGAAACTCCGTATAATAGTTGGGTTCGACGAATTGAAGCCGATTTTAGTCAACCACTAATATCGGAAAAAAAATTAACTCCTCAAAGTAAATGGGAAAATGAATTTTTTAATTGGAAAGTAATGAATGATAGAGATGATGCTAAATCGGTATCGTTTAATGAGTATATTTCTTTTAAATTAATTTTAGAATTATCTAAAACCGATGTATTATTTAAATTAAATGATACTATAACATTAAATTATACCGATTCAACGGGTAAGTTTGTAATACCGATGAATTCACATGAATATATGATATCAAGCTCCGAAGATATCATATTTCCGAATGAAATACCAGACTTCAAATTTGCAAACGGCCGAAAAAATGTGTTAATCATTGATGATACGCCTAAGAATAAAAAGCAACCGTATGCTGGTATAAATGGAAAAATACTTAATTTAGAGAAGAATGAATTAAAAGCACAAATATCGGGCTCAAACTCTTCGCTAATAAGTGATACGGGTGTTAAATATGGGAATTTGTTAAATGTGTTTTTCAAATATAAAACAATATTACAGATATATAACGAATCACTTACTCAGGCCGATTTTATAAATGGGGTATTATCAATTGTAAATGCTAATACCTATGGGTTGTGTAAAATGGAAATAATGGCGTTGGAGGATACTCCTGAATTAGCTGGAAAGCTCTTACACATAATTGATTATAAGTTATTACAATCGCCACCGAATGAGGCAGATTTTGTATATAGATTTAAAATAGGACCAACTACTAATGTCGTACGTGAATTAAATTTTTCAATGGAACTAAGTACATTGGCGCAAGCGCAAGCATTATATCAATCTCAATTAAATTTCGATAGTATATTAGATACCGGCGCATTTAATTCGGGTGCAAAGGGTGAATTGATGTTACACGATGATAGATATTTATTATTTGATATGAGTTACGCGAAAAATTCAGATGGGTATTTTTCAATAAATGAAATACAGAAACAATCGGTAATTGAAACTGTAAGGAAACGCATAGAAAATAAAGCTAAAGGATTGGAGCAAGTCACGACTAACTCGAATACAAATAGTGAAGGTGATAAGTCTATTGACAATTTAGGTGATAAGTCTATTGACAATCTAGAAGAAGTATTAAAATCCAAATCAATTAAATTTAAAATAAGTGATAAAGAAATCAAAACTCTTATATTTTTAGATAAAGGTGTAATTCTAAATAAACTAGACACACAGAAAAAAAATGTATCCGCTTTAACATTTTTTGAAATATCTCTAGCAATCGATGGAATAGCTGGATTAAGTTGTGGTGAATATTTTAAAATAGATGGTATACCCGAAATATATAATAAAAACGGCATATTTCAAATTACAAATGTAAAACAAGGCATAGATGAATCCGGTTGGAAAACGACAATAGAAGCGAGTTATCGAATTAATACAGGTACAATCTAATAAATTATCTATCAATTATGTATAAAGATTTAGTAGCTAACAACGATACATTTTCATTAAATACACCAAATACAATTGTCCCAACGCCATCTAATAATGATTATGCTCAATCGTATTTAATTAGATATTTCATACAAAGAGTAAGTGATTTGAACGGATTTGTATATGAAGTATCTAAATCCGAATATGAAACTTATTCGGAAAACCCATATTGGAAAGCAGATAGTATGCGATGGAGAATTTCAGGCCCAATCGATGAAGTGTATGATTTGAATGGCAAATTGATAGATAAGGGAGTTGTTAATTCAAATAAAGCATCTTTATCACTAATTTCTTTGAAAATCAAAAATATTTCATTATATTTACCAAATTTACGGCAATTTTATAAATAACCAATTCTATTCTATTAGATAATTTTAAAAATATTCTTAAAATATTTTGAAATTTGAAAAAAATGTATTATCTTTACGATATATGAACCTAATAGAAACAAATACCGAACTACTATCATTCTATAAAGCATCCATAGACGTGGTTTTAGCCGTTCCTGTATGGAGTTCTCGTCGTGCGCATCAATATGATACACCAATATCCTTTTTGTATCTTAGAACGAACGTTTCGGACTATATTATAAACTTCAATCATATAGATGCTCAGCAATGCAGTCTTATTAATTTCGATAAACTAATTTCAAATGATACATTAGTTTATGGGAATCGTTATTTAAATACGAAAGGATTGGATTATGAATTGGTGTATTTTGAAGAATATGGAGAAGCATTTATTTTAAATGAATTTGTAGATGAGATTTATAAAGGATATCGTAATAATTTTAAATATCTAAATGATTGCGTTCCATTGATGAAGTGGTATGAAATCTTAAAAAAAATACCAATAATATCGAATATCAAAAGTTGGTATAGAAAATATTCAGATTCTATTAATATATTAGGTAGGTTGGAATCATCCGGTGTTAGAGTACAAGAAGAAACATTTATAACTAAATTCAACTTTGATAGAGAATATCTTCAAAATGGACTAGCATTTACACAATATAATCCATATACTACGACGGGTAGACCTAGTAATAGACATCTCAATGTGAATTGGGCTGCTATGAATAAATCGGATGGCAGTAGAGCAAATGTAATAAGTCGTTTTGATGGAGGAACACTACTACAATTTGATTATGAATCGTATCACATTCGTATTATTGGAAAAATGATAGGGTATGTATTTCCAGATGGAGAAACTGCGCACGAACATTTGGCAAAATACTATGGAGTTACAACCGAAGAATCCAAAGCTCTTTCATTTCGATATTTGTATGGTGGATTAGATGAATTTGCCAAAACAATTCCATTTTTTCAAAAAGTAGATGAATATATTCAAACGATTTGGAAAGAGTTTGTAATTTCTGGCAAACTAACAACTCCGATATATAAGCGAGATATACCATTTGAGAGAATTGAATCGGCTACGGAGCAGAAAGTATTTAATTATCTAATACAGGCATTGGAAACAGAATTAAATTATGTAAAAATAGATTCGGTATTAAAATTTTTGAATGGAAAATTGAGTAAAATGATACTATATACATATGATGCATTTCTGATAGATACACATCCAAGCGAACGAGATGAAATTTTAAATTCGGTGAAATTGGTAATGGAGAAAGGTGGGTTTCCCGTTAGAATGGAAGAGGGTAAAAATTATGATAATTTATCCATAATAAAATAAAAAATTATATTTATACTATATATAACGTATATATAATTAAAAAATGTTGATTAAGACTAAATGATTTCATTGCAATCCATATTATATGAAATAACTAATAGCCAATTTCCTGCAATATCAAAGGAAAGTGGTAAACTTGTATATTTCAAAAGTAAAAAGGGATTAGAATCTGCTATAAGCGCC